TCATCAATCTGTCGCCTATTTCGGCGAGCTAATTTCGATAAGGCCTCTTCTTCTATCCTGGTCAAATGCACAATAATACGGCTCATTGGACCTCCTTGCTTTTAAATTAAACCGGACTACATAAACAGTGTAGCAGGTGTTCAAGAAGAATTGATGAATTTTATTTAATTTGTTTCAAACTCGCTCAAATCTTTTCTCAGGTTAGTTTTTTTGAGTTTCTGGATCCAATTCTTTCGCTTATCATCATCATCTAAACTTTTCAGCATTTCTATAAGATCATTTCGGAGAACTGCTTGATTAATCATATTATTTTTACAAGCCTGATCAAGACTAAAATTGTCTGATAAATAATCTTCAACAGCACGCTCGCATCTGGTAAGAGTCTGTTCAGAAATCGTGTATTTTCCCCGTCTTGGGCTCGCCTTTTTAGGTTCAGTTAAAGTAACTCCATTTTGGCTCAAAATTGGATCAATCTCAGCCCTGGTTTCTGGCCGATGATCCCTGATTTCCTCCAGGATGAATAATAAATTCTTCTTGCCAGACTCCGTAAAACATTTAGGACAAACTACTAGATTTTCCCCCTCTTTTTCGATAATAAAAATTCCATCAGGATCATATCCAAAAAATCCACGTGAGGTGACCCGAATCTTAGTCATGTAAACCTTAAGAGGATATCTCCATTTTGGTACTATTTCAATATTCCCCAGATCGTCAATTAAACCGGCCCGATCATAACTGATATAAAAATCATGTTTCTTAGCTTTATCGCACAGCCAGGCGTCAAATTCTTGATAGGTGGTTTTTGGTAAATGTATTAACAAAAAAGCCTCCTTCTACTGCCAGGCGGCTTCATGTTATACTCAGATCATCAGCCGCCGATATCGGTTGATCAAGCTCCATGTGTCTTCCCACCGTGGAGCTTTCTTATTTCTTGGAAAATATCTTACTTGCTCTATTATACATCCTGCTGCAACGCTGCTGCAACCATTCCATCTCAATATTTATATCATCTGTCTCAAGTGTTTATTTTGTATTAAAGAGCCCATTATTTGGTATCTTTACTCCTGTTTCTGAAACATTTAGCTTCTATTTATACCATTTCAACACTTAGGAAGGTTAAGAAGTTACTCAATCGGACTCTGGATCAAGATGTTGCGGGTTCAACCCCCGTCGCCCACCCCACTATTACCCCAAAATAGCGGCTTTTTAGGCAAAGAAATGCCAAAAAAGGCCGCTATTTTGATCATATTATCCCACTTTTCGGAAACCTTATTCTTCATAAGCTCTTCCCTGCTGCAACCCGGCTGCAACCGTTTAGATCAATAGTAACAGGGCTGGTTACCTGGTCCATTAATGCGGCCGCCGTCGCCTGGTCGTCCGGGATCCAGTGTGCATAAGTACCCAGAAGCACAGCCACGCTCTGGCCCAATATGCCGGCAACCCTAACCGGTGGCTCGCCGTGTAAAAGCATGATCGAGGCAGCACTATGCCGGATATCGTGAAACCGGATCGCAGGTAGTCCGCTCAGCGAGATATATTCTTGGAATTGCCGGGAAACGTTATCCCCATTTCGAGGCGTGCCGATCGATGAAGGAAATATAAGGTCGTATTCCTTCCAGCGGGCCCCGGCGATCGCCCTGGCCAGTGGGATGACCTGGTTATACTGAATCTGCAAGGCTGCCAGCAGGCCAGCTCCCAGGCGCACCGATCGCTGGCCACGGGCTGTCTTGGGTTCCTGGAAACGAAAACCGCCGCCGGCGAGCTCATATATTTGCCGGCGGATCTTGATTGTGCCGGCCAACCAGTCCAGATCTTCCCACTTTAAACCGACCAGCTCGCCACGTCGCATACCCGTGGCGAATGCCAGGCGGTAAAAAATCTGGTCAGCCGGTTTGCCGGAAAAGGATAGAAATTGATTGATCTGGCCCTCGGACCAGACCCGCATTTCGTGTTTTTCCGGTCGTGGGACTTCCACCAGGTCAGTCGAATTTTGAATGACCAGGCCAAGCCGGTGAGCGTGCGCCAGGCAGCCATGCAACACCGTATGGGTAACTTCGATGGTCCGCTGGCCAATATTCTTTTTCTGCAGGTGGCTGTAAAATTCCTGGATCTTGCCCGCGGTCAGATCCTTGAGTATGACCTGCCCGAGCTGGGGCTTCAGGTACATGCGGATCATATGACCATACTGCTCCTGGGTAGACAGACGGAGCTTACTTTCCTTAATGCTCATCCAAACATCCAGGAATTGCCCCAGGGTGGTCCTGGCGCCATTCAAGGTAAGGCCCTGGTCGACCTGTTGGATCGTTTGTTTCAACCATTCTTGACATTCTTTGCGATTCTGGGATGTATGGGATAGCCGCTGCCCATCGAGTGTAATCTGGGCCTGCCAGGCTCCATTAGACCGGTGGTAAATCGTCCCTTCGCCATTCGATCGCTTGGTCATTGTTCAGACTTTGTCCTCTCGAAAGTCGTAAGATTCTTGCGTCTGGAGTTGCGAAATTTGCCTATCTTGAATGACAAGGGTCAGCCGGCCGTATCCTATGCCTTTCATCAGGCGAATTTCTTTAACCAGCCGACGGACCTGCTGACAAGTGAAAACATCCAAGATATCACTTAATAATTCGTCAGCTGCTATCGGTGTTTCAATGATTTTACGTGGCATTATCCCTCTCTTTGGAAACAAGGTGCATATAGATTTTGTGCCGGTCCGCCTGGCTAATTTTCCGCACAGAACCGCCTCATGATGATTTTCATCGTTCACGCCTGGTCAACACTTCGAGGCTCTTTTTACTTTCGACCCAGTGATATTCGGAATCGCATTTGCAACACCGGCCATGCAGCATCCTGGCGATCACCATCCCGATCTGTAAGCAAACTTTATCGCCAATCTGTATATAGGATCCGATCAGCTCACCACATTTAGGACAATACACTTTAGAAGATTGAAATGGAGCATTGATCATGATCAAAATACTTCTTCCATTTTGATTTTCATTCCTAGGTCATTTTACACCTTGAATCCTATTTGCGTTTCCCTATGCTCATCCTGGACCGTCTCGAAGCCTTTCAAGAGATTTTCTAGGATCGGAATATATTTTTATGATTCACGGCTTCTTTTTCCACCAGGGCCCGGCCAGCTCGCCGGTCTCCCTGGATGGCAAAGGTCCTCTTGCATTGATCCACCTGGTGGATCAATGGTCAGGTCCGGGCAGGTTTACCATGTCACTCTAAACTGTAAGAAGAACCAAATTGGGAATTTCTCCAGGCTCTGGCGGACGAAGCGAAAAACATCCATCTGACCATATTCGAAGAAACACTTTTAATTTCAGGAAATAGACCTCGATATACTCCTCATTTTCGCATTGGGATATCAAACTAAAAACTTCCACGATCAACGATCGATCTACTTCAGATTTCGCCGTTTTTCTTTTTTCCCCGTTCATTCTTCCTCTCTTTCGCATGTGACTACTCCCCACGGCTAAAGCCGGGGGCTTCCAGGACTTTCGTCCAGGCTCTTTAGTCCAAGAGCCAGAATATTAATAGCAGCGTTTTCGTCACGGTCTATTTTTAGACCGCAAGTAGGACAGGAATGAATACGAATAGACAAGTCTTTTTCAACCAAAGTACCACAGCGAGAGCATTTCTTGGATGTGTTGCGAGGATCAACCAGTACACACTCTCTACCAGCATTCACAGCTTTGTATTGAGTGTACTGTGCAAATTGATTCCAGGCTGCATCCGAGATGCTTTTTGCCAGGCAGTGGTTTTGAAGCATTCCCTTTCCGTTCAATTTTTCAAGGGCAACGATGCCATATTCGTTTACCAATTGGCGCGAGAGTTTATGGGCAAAATCCTTGCGGCGGTTGGAGATGCGTTGATGGATGTGGCAAACTGCAAGTCTGCGCTTCGCCCGTTCGGGCGTGCCCTTCTCCGCCTTCGAGAGTTTTCTTTGCGTTTTCGCCAGTTCGTTTTCATCCCGGCGGAAGAAGCGCGGATTGGCTATTTTCTCTCCGGTGGAAAGTGTAGCGAAACTTTCAAGGCCAACATCGATTCCGATAGCTTTTTCACACGCGGGCAACGGCTTGGGTTTGCACTCGCACGAAAAGCAAGCATACCAATTACCGACTGTGTCCCGGCTGATGTTCAGGGTCTTGATTTTCCCTTCAACTGGACGGTGCTGCACAATCTTGATTGCGCCAATCTTCGAGAGCAACAAACCATTGTCAAAGAGTTCAAAACCAGTCTGGGGATAGGTGAAACTATCGTACCAGCCTCTACCTCGGAAGCGGGGATATCCAGGCTTCTCACCAGCCTTCACCCTGCGGAAGAAGGCTTGAAATGCCAGATCAACCCGCTTACAAACTTCTTGCAAAACCTGGGAGTAAACCTGCGGCAATTCTGGCTTTGCCCTTTTCCATTCAGGAAGCATCTTGATTGTGTCGTAACAAGAAATAGATTTCTTCTCCTGTTCCCAGGCATTCTTACGAGTGGCAAGTGTTTCATTGTAGACCCAGCGACAAAGTTCCAACGTTTGATTAAGCAAGGTACGTTGGCGCTTAGTTGGGTTCAGGCGAAACTTAAAGGTTTTCATCAGACGTTCTTTTGGGCCTCGATGTATTGTTTCAAGATAGCAATGGGAGCGCCGCCGACCGTAGAAACAAAATACGAATTCGTCCATAGAGTTGGTAGTTTGCTTTTCAATTGTGGAAATTCCTGTCGGAGCAAACGGGAGCTTCTCCCTTTGACCCGCCTAACAAATTTATGTATCCCAAACTGTGGGTCAACTTCACAAAGGATATGGACATGATCAGGCATTACTTCGAGTTCCATTACGTCGCAATCCAATTCCGTAGCTACCTGGTAGATAATTTCTTTCAGGCGAATATCAATGCCTTCGACCAGTACCTTACGGCGGTACTTCGGGCAAAAGACCACATGGTATTTGCAAGAGTAAGAAACATGTCGGTTGCTCTTGAAGTTCTGATTATTGCTCATGTATCCTATTATATACCCGTGCCCTATATATTGTCAAGGTTTGCGCCTTATATCCCCATGCCTGAAGGCAGGGGTTTTACGGCGCTTTTCGATAACAAAAGGCCGTTGTCCTGCCTTCGCCAACTCTTGTCGAGGGAGTGGGTAGTTAGCAAAACAACGGCCTTTTGTTGGCGAATAAAAAAACTACCTTTCTCCCTCGACACTTTCAATATATACTATTACAAGGATTTGTACAATAGGCAGTTTCGACCAGGCTGGGCCAGTCCTGGCCATCATTTCGCTATCTCTTCCTGGTAACCTTCCTGGAGGATTGCGCACGCTTCCTGGTCCGCCAACAGGCCGGCATGCCACTTGCCCGACGCTGGATCTTTGTAAGGTTTGATCCACATATACACGCTGAGCAGCATGTGCTCAGGTATGGTTTTCAGGGAATCGTTTCCTGTCAAAAATTTCAAGACCTTGCGCCTGGATCCCACCTGGTCTTCTTGATCCTTGAAAATTCCTTCGAGCACCGAGGCGATCAAACCCACTTGTTCTTGTGTGGCCGACTTGCCTGAAGCAGCCAGGTTAGCACCCATTTTTTGAACACCCTCCTTGACCTCTTCTGGCCGGCGCCCCTGGTTCACACGTGTGGCGCCAGCCTGGCCAGCGTCACCTGCAGGGACCGCCTCATGGCTGCCCTGGGGAGGCGTTTCCGTAGAAACGCTGTTTCTCGTTGGCTCATTGGTGGAAGCCGGGATTGCCGGCCCTTCCGGATGAGATGCAGCCGTTTCCGCAGAAACGCCTTTCTCTTTAACCTTGGCAGGCCTGGTTAGATTCTTCTGGACATTCGCCGGCAAAGGATCAGAATCCTTTAACTCCTTGAAGGTGACGAGGCGCAAGTAAAGGACATTGCCATCATCATCCCGTCCGGAAGCCCGGCTGTACCAGACGGCTGGTTCGAACTTGTTGCTCGGACTGCGCCTGGTCCAGGTCTCACCACCCCATTCCACGTGGGTGGCGCCGTCCTGATCAGCCCGGATCACGTGGGCGTTGATTGTGGACCAGTCGAAAGAAACATAATCCTCGATCGGCCGGGTGTAATTGGGCGCCACCGGCCGGCCGGATTGCGCCAGCAGCTCGATGGCATTGGCAATCCGGCTGAGCAGTGACAACAACTCCGAATTATTTACCTGCTCGAGAGCCTGCTGAATTTGTTCTGTCATGGTACAACCTTTCTAATACCTCTTGGCCTGGATCGCTCCTGTCCAGGCTTGGGACGCTGGTCCTGCTATGGTTACCGAACCATAATTATAAAAATCGTTGCTCGTCATATTGCTTGATGACGCTGCTCCAGCGCCTCCCCCGGCCAGGCCCAAAGATCCTGGATTTTTTAATCCAGCCAAATCTCTGACCATTTGCTGTTTTAATCTATCCATCTCGTTATTAAATCCGGCCCCAATTCCTTGAGCTATCCCTAAACCAACTGGCATCCACGTTGCAAATGCCGGCGAGTTCGGTTTTTGTGATTGGACTACTTGCTTAATCAAAATATCACACCATTCCTTTATTTTTTTTACAAGCCAGTCTCCAGAAGTTTTAATTCCATTCCAAATTCCTTGCACAATCGACTTTCCTATATCATTAAATTCTTTCGTCATAGTCACAAACTTATCCTTTAAAGATTTCAGTATTAGATCACACGCTGGAAAAATTAACTTGTACGAATTGGCAATCCCCGTTCCCAGCGCATTGACGATCACCTTCGCCGTCTCCCAGATCTGTGGAATAGAATTCACGATCGCTGTCGTGAGTGCCACTATCATCATCGGAACTAATACCCCCAGCAGGGTCGGCAAGGCCGCCATAATCCCCACGAGAATCTCCTGGATCAAGAATAAGGCTGCGTTTATCATCAAGGGGAGATTTTGTATCAAGAGAAGAATGATCATCCCCAGCAGATTCGAGATCGCCGGAGTTAATATCGGCAATGACCCGGAGAGCCCATTGAGCAGCGCATTCAAGAGCTGCAATCCTGCATTGATCAGCTCCGGCATAAGAGTTGTCAGGATCCACACGATCTTATCGATCACAGCCATGATCACCGGCATCAGTGCCGGCAGCGCCGCCGTGATTCCATCCAAGATCGCCGTCAGGAGCGGCATTCCGGCTGTCACCAGCATCGGCAGCATTGGTAATATCCCTGTGATCAGCGCCGTGAGGATCTGCCCTCCGATGATAAACAGGATCGGCAGCGCCTCCACCAGGAACCCCACCACGCTTGTGATAATCATCTGCGCCAAACTCACTAACCCGGGCAGTACGTTAGTTATCGATTGGGATATCTGTTTCAGCATCTCAACCCCTGCCGTCAGCAGACCCGGCAGAGCCTGCCTTAATGCATTCATAATTCCCTTGATGATTTGCTTCCCGGAACCGGATAGCCCCGGTATCGCAGCGGTGATACCCTGAATGATTTTTGTAAGTAGTCCTAACCCGGCCTTTATTAACATGGGCAGCATGGGTTGCAATCCGATGATCAGCCAGGTTATGATCTGTCCTCCTATGGTTAACAGTAACGGCACCGCCTGTATCAGGAATCTCGCCAAGGTGGTGATGATCGACTTCGCCGATCCGACCATTTCTGGCAGTGCATTGATTACGCCATCTAATAATTTTTGTAAAATCGAAATCCCTAAGGATAGCAAACCCGGCAGGGCCTTCGACAGTGCATCTAATAATCCATTGATGATGATTATCCCGGCCGCAAACAGGCCGGGCAGCGCCTTTAGGATGGCCGTCACGATGGCTAGTATGATCTGTGTTCCGGCGTTGATGAACGACGGTAAGAACTGGATTAATGCCGTCACCAGGCTGTTAATGATCTTTATTCCCGCCGGCAGTAGGGTCGGCAGCGCATCGAGGAGACCCTGGATAATTGCCGTCATTATATTCAGGCCTGCTGTTACGATCAACGGGATCTGCATGATAATATCTCGCACCAGGTCGGTCATCATTTTCTTCCCGAGCACCGGGAAATCCTTGAAATTGGCAGTCGCCAGGGCGAAGCGCTGGGCAAAACCTTCCGCCGTATTGGCCGCTGTTGTAAATCCAGGAAGGAATGCGCTTAACAAGGTATTTACCGTTCCCTGCAGGCCGGCCTTCAAACCGTCTAGCTTACCCGTCAGGTCCGCCCCAGCCTTGACGTCCTCTTCCGACATCACCGCCCCCATCTTATGTGCCTGGTCCGCCAACGCGGCCATCTGATCCCCGCTGAGTTGCATCATTGGCTCCAGTTCAGTGGCGCTCTTGCCAAAGATCTCCATTGCCAGAGCATTTCTTGTGGTTTCATCCGGGATTTTCCCCAACGCCGTCAGCGCCTCCCCGAACACCACCGTCGCATCCCGCAGATGCCCTGTAGAGTCACGCGTTGATATTCCCAGTTGGTAGAAACCCTGAAAAGCCGGCGAACTCCATTTCACGGCCAATTGCATATTTTTGGTCAGCCGGGCCATCATGGTGGATAAATCATCAACCGAGAGTCCACTTTGATCGGCGATATAAGTCAGTTCCTGGATGCGGTCCGTCGAAAGACCCGTCTTCTGGCTCATCAGTTCCAGATCCTTGCTGGCCTGGGCCGAATTCAGCACCAGCTTTGTGAGACCTACTATCGCCCCCAGGGCAGCCGTTCCTAAACCTGCCACGGCGATCGCCGTGTCTTTTGCCATAGTTTTTACCGCTTCAAACGTGTCTTTTGCCACAGTTTTTACCGCTTCAAACGCGGCTTTCACTGCGTTAGCAGCTCCTTCGAGGGCGTTCTTCATCGCACTCCCGGCTGCCTTGGCAATCGAGCCCAGCGTGCCCAGAACAGTCTTGAGGCCGTTCACCCAAGTAACACCGGACTCCTTCCCCGAATGCTACTGTCGGCATGGCTTTCAAAGGAAAACCCTTTTCTTTTGCCCATTCTTTCAAAAGCCATTCCTCATCTTGGGTTATTCGTATCTGTACAGAAACTTTTCTCATGGTTTACTTATCCTTTTGATTCTGGGAGCTGCCAGGCGTTTTTCAAGCTTAAATATACGGGCGGCCAGCCTTCTTCACATCTCAAAAGCAGGTCCATCGGGTCGATAGATTTAGGGCCGGCGATTCCCAGCCCGTTCCTGGCATAAATCATACAGTCTCGTAACCAGAGTGTGAGCACCTGATCATCGCCCTCAGCCGCCTTTTTTAGCTCGCTGGCTGCCCAGGAATAGGCTGCAAGCATCTGCAATTGCTCAGCGCTGGGATTGGTCAGGCGGCTCAGTATGGAATCATAGATCGCTTGCTCAGCCTGATTCAAGTCATCCCGAGTCAATTGATCGAAGTTTGTTTTTTCCATCACTCCTTGGCCTCCCAGTTGTCACGGTCAAGATCGTGCAGCTCGTCTGCGATGATTTCCCCAGCCGTTTTCTCCCTGGCCGCCGGCGCAACACCCCCGCGGCTTTTGGGCGTCGCATAGAGCTGTTTTTCAAGATCGCTGACCAGGCGGAGCGACTGGCGCAGCTCGACTCGTACTGATATCAGGTCCTTCAGATCATTTGGCATATGGCCAACTGTATATTTATTAGCCAACTCCTTTTCAAGATCGATCGCCCGCTGCCGGGCCTCGACCGCCAGGCAGTAACCTATCAGGAATCCCCGGTCCAGGCGGTTGAAAAGTTCACCGGGTAGCTGATCATGGGCCCGCATCAGCGACCGCCAGGCTGCCCGAGCTGCGGGCATACCTTTCAGCTCAGCCGGTGGCGATTGTTGAAGATGGCCAGCAGCAAACGCAGATTCGGCGCTCTTTTTCCGCTGCCGGCGGGTTTCGACGCCGGGATCCCTCGATAAAATGGACGGTTTTCCTCTCACATTACAGCCTTAATTTCCAAACTTTTCTAAATTCAGCATTTTTTCACACGGCCGGCCATGCGCCGCTTGACGCCCTCCATGATAAACATTTTCGACCCCCCCATACCCCCTTTTCCCAATACCTATCGATCCTATAAAGGTGATAAACATACTTGCATCTACGATATTGTTGATTGCTTCACTCGTTGCCACCGCCGCCGCTCTGCGTAAAATCTCTAGTCCAGTTGGCGGTAAGGTGAGTTCTTCCTGCCAAGGTGCATTGATCAACTCAGATAATGATTGGTTATACTCTGTCCGAATCTCTTCTATGCGATCCAGCAAATCCTTCAACCTATACATTTTTGACCATCCAACCCTTCGGCCACATTTCCTACCGTTTCTGCCGAAACGAACGCTTGTTCTATCTGACTGCATCTTCTATTCCTTTCATGGTGATCACCTCGCCCTGCCCCTACAGGCGCATCAAGGGCGTGGTCCACCGACCATTTGGTTACCACCATAAAGAGAAAACAAATTAGGATTGGTAAGAGGAAACTTGATCTTTCTCTTGATGGTTGCTCGCTCCAGGGCTGTCTTGGCCTTGCTCGCCTTATATATCTCGGGCATTTTCATCTCGATCTTCTTGAGGATCACATCGGCGCGGTTATACAGATCACTGCCATTCAAGACAATGGTTCGCAGACCAATCGACGTTGCGATCTCATACTTGGAGGCGAGAAAATAAGCCTGTTGGTAACAATCCTGGATAGTGAAATCAGTTTCCCACACGATCTCAAGTGCTTGAATAAGGCGAACCATGCCCGCCTCGTATTTTTCTTCAAGAGGTTTTATTTGATTAACCAGGACCGCCTGTTTTTCCTCTTCCAGAACGGCTTTTTCTAGACTCTGCAATTGCCGGCCGGCCACGTCGCGCACTTGCTTCATGTCACTTAGATTCCTGGCCATAGTCCGGATCTCTGACTGGACCTTTGGAAGCTGGGTGCCGGCCAGAACTTCATCTCCCAGGGAATCCTGTTTAATCTGGATATCCTGCTCGACCCGGTTGATTTGAGAATCATACTCAGCCACTATTCGACGGATTTCCTTTAGCTCGTCCACCTTATTACTCATTCAAATATTCCTTTCGGTTGCTCCAGGGCTCCCTCCCACCTGGTGATCAGATCGGCGAGAGCCCTTCTTAGGGATAAGTAGATCAGGCGCCTTTTATCACCGCCGATCAACCTAACTTAATTCTGACGAACGCCTCGCCCAGGGCCGGCATACCATCCGATTCCAGCCGGCCGATCAGGCCTAATTGGTTGTTCGCCGCGAACAATTCCACCAGGCGCTGCATTTCCATATCCAGCGAATCGGCGATCCAATAGTAACTGAAGTCACCCAGGACGCCAACATACTGACCGGTCGTGAACGTGGACGGAGCGTATTCGCTCATGTAATCCGGAATACCCAAAAGACGGTCCGGCTCGCCAACCCGCACCGATTCCCGCCAGATGTATTGTCCAGCGTCGTCCTGAAGTTTCGCAATTTGCTTACCCGCGCTCGGGTGGAAAATCCAGCGCGCGTTTGGCCAGTATTGGCTCTTCAACGTATATTTAGCCTCGATCAGACCATCGAATTGGATCGACGTGGCTGTATTGCCGGTCGAAACATCGCGGCTGGTCGGAATGCCACTTTCAGAGGCAGTGAATACTCCCAGCCACTCGCCGGCGCCTTTTCCGTTCATGGCGCTGTTCTCCTGGACCACCCCAAATTTGTAGGCCATCCTCTGAACGACAAAGCTTTCAACATTGGGGACCATTCTCATAAGCCGATTGCTGATCTTGATGTATTCTGCCAATGGGTGGGGATGTAACTCGCGTTTTCCAAGAGTCAGGCTCGAATCTTCCGAGCCGATAAATAATTCTGTCGTCCACGTCGGATCGGCCAGATCGGAATCAAGGGCCGGGACGCCCAGCGAGTCCGCCATAGGCACGGCAAAGACGGTCCCCCACTGGCGGATATAAACCAGGTTATCCATCGCCGCCAGCACACGGTCGACGAGCTGCGTGGGCATAACCAGGTAGCCCCCCAATACGCCCGAACCAACCTGCAACACCCGGAGTTCATCCTTTTCGATTTTATTTCCACGGACCATCCAATCATGAAAGGCACTGCGGTACAAATCTTGAGCATATGGAAAGAGCTGCTTCCACAATGATTGTTGGAAACTATTCTGCCCGCGTTCAAGGGCTGATACCATGCCCCGGCTGCGCCATTCACTTTGTGGCCCTCGAGCTCCATATCTAACAAGATCCCGGTTAACCGCATTCTCGACAGTTTCCAATCGTTGTCTCTGGTCAATATCGGTGCTGAAACTCGTAACCTGGCCCATGATTTGGTCGTACTGGTGCTCTTCTTCACCAACTATATCGCGTTTTTGCTTGGTAGCCCTGTCGATGATTGCCCGCGCCTGGTTGACCAATTCAGCACGTTTGTTAAATAATTCTTGTAGTTCCATTTTCTACCTCATGATTTCTGAATGAATCCGGCGCCTTTAGGTTTAACCATGCACGTCCACGTGCTTGATTTTCCCCCGGGCTATTTTGGATAAAGCTCCTGCCTTATCCAATAGCCGGTTTGAATGATTTCGTAATCCGGGATCCGCTTGCTCCTGCAGGACAGTCCCCGGGATCCACCGGCCTTGCCGACCGGTTGATCACGATTCTAAATTTCAATGCACCAGGTGCCATTTTATATTTGTTCGCCGAACAAGCTGGCATAATATCCTCCAATCTTTGCAGCGGACACGATATCCCGCATCGATGGCTTCAAGCAAACCGGTCGAAAGGATTCCCTGTCTATCCTTCTCTAAAACGGTAAATTTTCGAAACCGTTTGGCGGATGTCTCTATGTAAGAACGCTCGCTCATTTCTGACTCCAGTTGATCATTTGATGGCTTGCACAAAATCAGCTCCGTTTGAGACATAAAATCTCAGGCAGAATATTAACCAATCCAACAGATTCCCGCCGGCTTTGTGGAAGTCGGTAAGGTCCTTCCAACCACCCGAGGGTAGGAAGGCCATCTTGGCCCGGTCGCCCAGCAGCTCGTGCACACGCAGGCCGCCTTCTTCGCCAGCCCGATCGGTATCATAAACCAGCAGCGCCATTTTAATTGGCAGCAGATAAGCACCCCAGGTGGCCAGATCGGGCAGGTTAGTTGCACTTCCGAACGAGACCGCCGGGACCACATCGCCCAATTCTTGATGGGCCAGCATGGTATCAAATTCGCCTTCACAAAACAGGGCTGTTGGCCATCCCCATCCATCCAGGGAATCAGCGTTGAAGATCGCGGCCGGCCGGGACCCCTTAACACAGGTATATTTTTGTTCGCCAGGCTTCACGGCTGGCAAACGAATCTTGAGATACCAGATCTCGCCGGCCACAATGCAGGAAATTACAATCCCATGAGGCACCCACAAATCACCTACTTTGAAGCCTGAAGAAAAGCCCAAGTTAAAATAATCGATCGTTTCTTGCGCAATTCCGCGGCCCTTCAGATATTCCAGGGCTTTCTGGCCAACCTCGGACCGTAAATTATCCTTGCAAATTTCTATGGCCTGGCGAGCTGCAGCCTGCCAATTATCAGTGGGCGCCTGGTATGCCGGCTTAGATGGCGGCTGGATAGGTGCCCCGAGCTGCTGCCAGGCAACACAATCGCCGCCCAACCTTTCAACCGCCGCCTCGAAGCCTAATTTATCGCGCCGCTGGATGTAATCAATAGCATCCTTCCAGACGCCATCCGTGCAGTTTCTGCACAACCAGCGCCGGGTTGCCGGCTGCACCCTGAAACGATCCTGGCCGCCACAGAAGGGGCAGGGTCCGGCCCATTCACCGCCGCCGCTGCTGGCAACTTTTTTCAGGGTTGTATCCTGGCCGGCCAGGGCGAGCAAATCAACTTTAGTTTTTAGACTTTCAAGGTCTATCATCTTTACACCTCAATTGAGCTTTCTGTTTTACGTTTACCCCCTATTAAAAGGGGGTAAAACGTAAAACAGAAATAAAGCTCTACAAGCAGGTGTAAAGCTCTGTAAAACACTGTAAAACTGGAAAGCTCAAACACGGCAATACACCTTCTGGTTGTGATCGCCGGGCCCGGAAATCAGGTGCCCAGCGTTGACCATTATTTGGGCTATGTCGCGGATCCTATGCAGTCCTACATTTGGCAGCAATTCTTTAACCGCTTTGACCAGTTCGGATTGGTTCAATCGCTTCTCAGTCAGGGCCGTGTTGATCTCGCGTTCAATGGCCTTATCGCTATTGTTGTCCTCAATTCCCAGCCCGAAAAAGCGAGCGGTCAGCAGCTCGTCTGCCTGATTATCCTTAAACGTAAACTGCACACGGAATGGCAGCACATTCCCGCCGCGGGTCTTGGTCGCTGTGATTGTGCAGGTTTCGGCGTAGGGCTCACGCTCGACCTGCAGGCCTAAATCAAGCGCCGCCTCGATGCTGGAATGGCCACGCAGGCTGTCACCAGCTCGCCCGACCGTCATTCCATTGCCCTTGCGCTGGTGGTGGACCAGGACCACGGCCGCGCCGGTGTCTTCCGCCAATTGGCGAAAGTGGGACATAACCTGCGCCATATCACCGCTATTTTCTTCCGCATCGCCCAGCACAGCACCCAGGTTGTCGATTGCTATCAAGGCAACGCCTCGAACCTTCGCACGTTGCGCCAGGCTGCCGATGGATAGCAGATCGGTAGACTGCAGCCAGGGTACAGGCATTGAATAAATAGTTATAGGCAGGTTTTCCGGTAAATTTCTGGCGCGCCCCAGGGCGGCGAAGCGGTCCAGGGTCCGGCGCCGGCCGTTGTCAAAATCACACCACATCACCGGCGCCTGGGTGGTTATCATCGGATCTCCACCGTTTTGCCAAGGAGCTGGGGGCAGCCAGGGTTCACCGGCCGCCACGGATACGAGCAGATCCGCCAGCAGAAAACTTTTTAGTGTACCCGGTGCGCCGTACAGAATATTGAGACTTGGCTGCTCGAACAAACGCCCGGCCAGGTAAGTGATCGGGGGGCGGGGCTTGTAGCAATCGGCCAGGTCGAAAGGCTGCCAGGGATCGAATGGATCGCCAGTAATTGGGGAATGTAGAGCCTGGTCATAGAATTGCCGGCGCTCTTCCTCATTCATCGTCCGATAATCGGATATAACTCGCTCCACTTTCTCAGTCATCTGGCCCTCTTTTTTCGGCCTGGATGAACCTCTGAAAATCCCCTTACCTTACTTGAATGGGCTCGAAGACTACGAAGGATCATGCTTGTTTCCCACCCGGATTACTAGGCCGGCCGGCTATAAAGCGCTCGAGGTCTGACGTTCGTACTCTGACGGTTTTTCCACCAAACCTAAGAGCTGGTAGTTTACCAGCTGAAATTAATCGATATGCCGATCCCCTGCTGATTCGGAGCACGCGAGCGACTTCATCCGCTTTAAGTAATTTTTCAAATTGTGGATAAGTAGGAAAATCAGGCATTGCAATCGACCTGGATCAACTGATTTTTAGGCGCTGAGTTTACCTCCTGGCATTCATCGTCCAGATCTATCTCCCCCTGAAAGACCAGGCAATCATGAATAAATAGAGCTGCTTGATCATCAATCTGTCGCCTATTTCGGCGAGCTAATTTCGATAAGGCCTCTTCTTCTATCCTGGTCAAATGCACAATAATACGGCTCATTGGACCTCCTTGCTTTTAAATTAAACCGGACTACATAAACA